GATCATAAAAACAATCAAATAAATCATTAAATAAATGAATTAAATGATTGACATATATGTAAATGCATGATATACTATAGATGTAATAAAGAAAGGATCATAAAAACAATCAAATAAATCATTAAATAAATGAATTAAATGATTGACATATATGTAAATACATGATACAATATAGATGTAATAAAGAAAGGATGATAAAAATGTATTTTGATATTTTAATTGAATTATACGACGGCGACATAGAAAAAACAAGCTTATTTACGGATACAGATAAATTAAAGACTTACCTTTACAATATCTTAGATAGTGAAGATGCAGAATTTTTATTAGAAAATAGAAAGGTAGTTATTGATGATTACACGTTGTATCTTGATAGCGCAACATATTAATTCGATACAATGCTACCAATCCCGATCGATTGGTGGTATCAATATCAAATTAATATAAAAGGAGTGTTTCACATGAAACTATATAAAAACAACGATTACTACACAAACACGTTACACATTGTAGAGGTAAAAAGAGTAAAGAATGATATTTACGGAAACCCTCTATATAGAGTTTACCCTATTTCATTCTTATTCAAACCATTAACAACTGTATACAAGAATTACAGAAATTCACTAAAACCTTACTATCTTATTCAGTCATACAATATCGAACAAAGTCTACAAGAAATTTTCAAAGAATTAGAGTTTACAGTTCCAGCACACAAATTCACAGATTTAAATGGATATAAAAGGGTTTACGCTTTTCAACATGAAAAGGAGGAAGTTTAAATGATTGCACGAACATTCAAAGAACACTTCGAACTCATTGAATGGTTACGTTTCTACTGTAAACGTAACCTTTCAGACAATGAAAAAATAGACATAATAAACGGCACTTTACAAGATTTCGAGGTTCCTGAGATAAATATCACTGAGTTACTATTAACTCACTCAACTCTTTTGCCCGAATCGAGTCAATTCAACATACTTGAAAAATATTGCCAAGCCATGAAATTAGTAACTTCATATATAAAAGTTGGTTCTCGTTATCAGTTAGCAATACAAATACCAAAAGGATATCTAAAGGAGAAAGAACTATGAGAAAAGATTTCGTATACATTAACACACCTGATCCAAAAGAAAACAAAAAGGCGTTAGCCAAAATCACTAACGCCAAAGAACCAAAACAAAACTATCGTAGATTACAATCACTATGTTACCTTCTATTCATCCTTGTTATAGAACTAATCGTGGTAACCCTACTAAAATAGGGTTACCAGATTTTCATCTTATTAAACAAGTCATAATGTAAATTCTTAATAACAATATTATCAAACCGTAAATAACTATTCTTGAATGCTTTCGCCACCGTTGAAAGATAGTAATTATTTCGCCAATTTTTCATCAGTAATCTATTTTCTTCATGATCTTTTGTAGTCATTGCATAAAAATGGTTTGTATTTGGTTGATAATCATAGCTTACATATACGCAACCTGTTTCAGCATCTATCCAATATCCAAAGATTTTCCCTTCAAAAGCAATAGCACATAAGAAACTACTATTTTTGGTTCTTTTCTCAATAAATGTATCACTATCATTAACAAACTCATTGTTGATACTGAAATCTTCATAATCTGTACCTCGTATCAATTTTCCAAAAGGCGTTTGTTTCTTTACTTCTGCAAAGTCTTTGGAATCACACAATTCAATCAAAATACCTCGATCCTGATATAGATTAAAACGCTTATTCAAATCTGGCTGTAGATTGAAATACAAGAAATAAGGGTTGACTACACTCGTTGCGTTACTCAACAGAATACATCTAGTATTTGTGCGATCACGAAAAACAGTTTCCATCATATTCAACAAGGCTTCTGCTTCATTTGGCAAGTAGGTAATTTTTGATTTTTCAATTAAAAACTCATCAAACAAAATTGTGCGAACATCTGGATATTCATTAGATTTTTCAATACCCCATGTACTAAGCGGAACGGCCCAACCCATTAATTTATCATCACAATAAAACTCTTTTCCTTTGACTTCAAGTTTATGGTCGGGAAATTCTTTCGCCATTGTCTTGAAAAACTGAGGAATCTTTTTAAGCTCTGTTTTGAATCTTCTTAAATAAATAAATTGTTCGCCATGTTTTATAAACCGATTAACAACAAATTTTTTATATCCATACGTTTTACCTATACCACGTGCGCCTATTACAAACAACATTAGGCAATTAAAACCTAAAGCATTGTTAGGGCTATAGTATAAGTTTTTCTCTTTAAGTTTAACGCCTAAGCTATTTGTCATACTATGCACCCTATTTATATACTGGTTTCTTGTCATACATTTTTAAGTAAATATCAAACTGTTCAGGTGTCCACACCAATGACGGGATTTCTTTTCCATGTACATGATTGTACGTTCCACGAATATGATCGAGTTGCGTTGGATCAGACAATTCAAAGATCGTTTTTCCATCAAAATAAAACACGCTTGTACTACCCTTTGTAAGTGTGAAAATAAACTCATCACTTGTAGCATCAAATATTTTATTTTCAGGAGGAACAATTTGATCTGATTTTTTACCAACATACAGATCCCAGGTTTTTTGATCTCCATAAAATACATTTAAATCAAGGTTTCCATTATACCCTGGTAAACGACCGCTACTCGTATATTGAAAACAAGCGACAACTGGAAAGTTATTTGTTCGTGGTGGACTAGGTTGACTATATCCTTGAGGTAAATTCCTACCATATTCCGCAATCCACAATCCATAATCGCCTTTAGCTACATTTGAAAAGTCTGTTGTATTAAGGTTTGCTGTATACGTATAAAACCACGGTTTAATACCTGTTTGATTGTACACATAATCAAGAAATGCTTTTGCCCATGCTGAATCTTTTTGGTTTGAACCTTCAAAATCAAGAATTAGAATTGCTTTACCAATGTAACCTTTAATATTTTTTAAGAAAAATGCTCCTTCTTGTTCTGGTGTACCTTCTAAACCTTTCTCATGTGCAAAGTGATACACGCCAATCTTTTTGCCTAAATACAAAGCTTGTTGGAATGCTCGATCACAATCAGGATTTACATAACCTGTTCCACCTGTAGCTTTAATATTTACAAAATCACATGGAACTTTTGAAAGATCAATCCCTGTTTGATAACTAGAAATATCAATACCATTCATCATTTAATATCGTCCTTTCTGTTGAGAGTTCCGTCTAAAAACTTCTTAACATAATCAGTCCAATTGTTATTATCATCTATAGTTGAAATGTGTCCTAGTATACTATAAATTTCTGATAAAATTAAACCAACCAACATTGTTACATACATTGTAATACCTACTGCACCGAATTTTACTGCTACAGGAATAAAGTAAACCACTAAAATCATTTCTGCCACCTTAACAATAATGCCTGCTTTAGCTTCAAAACTACTAAAGTCGATTTCCTTGTCAAATTTGGCAATTGTAAAACCTAACACGAAATCAATAATCATCGCAACCATTAGCCACAAAATCAAACCGTAAATCATATTGTTATCATCTGCTAACCATGATGTAATATATTCTATCATACCATTTTTCTCCTTATTAAAATTTCCAACCATTTAATGAATCAGATAGCCACAAATAAATAAGATCATCTTTACCTTTATTGTTGTCGTCATTATCTCCACCGGTATCTCCATCGCCAAAACATTGCCCTAAAAATTTTAGAGGGTCTTCCCACGTTCCATCATCAACAAAAGATGAGCCTAACGCTGTCATAAAGTCTTTTTTTGTGAACCCTAAGTGTAAATGATCTGCGTCACGTATAGCACACACTTGACCATTCTTAACTCTATCGCCAACTTTTACTTTTATATTTGACTGATTATAACTAAACTCTTGATAAACGATATTGTAAGTACCATCATTTATCACGAAATACGCTCTTAATGCGCCCATTGTTCCAACATGTGTTACTGTGCCATCGCAACAAGCAATCATTTCATTACCAGGATGATCGATTGAACCAAAGTCCAAACCATCATGGAAATTGTTTGGTCTGCCATTTCCTGCATGTGTACCAAAAAGCTGTCCACTCATGAAACTACTAGGATCGAGATTTGTGTTCTTGATCGGTGTTCCATAGCAACGTTTTACGCCACCGCCACCGCTACCATCAATATGTTTACTATAAGCTTGTGCAAGATCAAGTCTTTCTTCAATATGAAGCTTGCCTGGTCTTTCCCAATGACACATAAAATTGATTGTAGCAACATCAATATTTGTGGATTGCTTAAATGCCGAGAGGGTCTGAGGATTAGTATATCCTGGATAAGAAATAGGTGTATTATCCATCCATTGACCTGTTTTATCTCCTTGAGCGATGATCTCTGCTTGACCCTCCAACGTTTCAGCTTGAGCATTAGACAATCCACAAATTTGAGCTTGGCGATAAAGATTGCTTTTAGGCGTCCATTGACCTAAGCCATAACCACCGCCACCGTATTCATTGGCGTTCGGGTTCAATCCAGCCGATTCCCAATGGAGATTAGCGACAACTCCTACTTGTGAATTTTTATTATAGCCATGTTTACCAAGTATTTTAGCAATTGTTTGTCCTCTAGCTATTTGTTCATTTGTAAGAGTTGCCATCTTATATCCTCCTAGTTATATACGTTACTTGCGTTTGGCCCTGTCAACACATGATCGATTCTACGATTATAGAAAACAGTCTGAGGTGCTTTATAGATCATTGGAGTATTTACTTTTGTTGAATTAGACAATCCACGAACAACAAATCCATCATAATTAACCCGGTTATCCGCTGTTTGAATGAAACGATATCCATCGGTCAATGGTGCTTCTTGTGCCATTAGATCACAATAGAAATTAACGCCACCGCCATACAACGTGATAACATGTCCTTGACAACGGTATAACTTTCCTGTAATCTTTAAGTTTCGGTAATGTCCATAAACAACAATTAAACGTGAAATAGCTGTACTATTCATTCCCTCAACGCGAGAGTTACGAGAATACACATCTACATCAATATAAGCTTGATCCACATCTTGAAATTCAAACAAGGCGTTTCTATTTCCATATGCTAGAAAATGATTGTTGTTTTGGACATGCAAGTTATGTGCATATCCTCGATAATAACTTACGCCACCTTCGATTGTGTTACTAGAAATTTCACAGAAATTAATGACATTTTGATAATCATCTTCATTATCAATGATAATCGCTGTACAAAAGTGAATACGATTGTGTTTCACAAAGAATCCTCTAAATCCTGTGCCACGACTATTAATATCGTTCCCTTGCCACATGCTGTTTACATCTGGAAAAGCTGTTTTGATGATTGCTTGAGAGATATTAGAGAATAGACAATGTTCAAAGGTAACCCCTCTACCTCTAGCAACAACAACATACGTTCCTTCATTTAAAGTACAGTTGCGAACAAACAAATCAAAGTCAAAACGGTTGTAATTTCGAGTATCATTAAAGAAAATTCCTTTACCGCTTTGAGCGCCTTGAGGTAACCATAATGCAAAGCCATCAATGTTGAAACTTTCGATGTTTACATTAAATGCCGTCATTGTTTCAAACTTTAATGTTGTTTCTCCTGACCCTAAGAAAGTCACTACTGGAACATCACGCTTTAATTCAATTGTGTTAGCAAAGCGATAATATGAATCACGTTCACAAGGAGGAAAATAAAAAGTGATACCCATTTCGCTTTTTTCTTCGAGTAATTTATTTAATATTGGTGTACAATCTGTTACACCATCTGCAATAACGCCATAAGCACTTACATCAATTGTAGTTGTCATTTTTCTTTTGTCAACAAATTCGTTGAAACTCTCTTGATTTTCATTTCCATGTAATGTTTCATCAAAAACAACCTGTGTAGGGTTCGTTTCAGGGTGCAATAGGTAATTCTTTTGATTTTCTTCTTTCATCTTGTTCATTTGAATATCAATTCGTTCTTCCATATGAACCTCCTTATTTTAGAGGGAAAACACAATTATCTAATGTTAGATATTCGATTTTACCTACATTGTCATTTACACTTACTTTGCCATCAGGTGTGATCGCTACATAAACCAATGCTTTTGTATCTGCTGGATTTGGTGTGTAGTATTTTGCTAAACAACCAATACGTTTTGTTCTTATTGGTCTAAACCCTTCTGGCAACGTTGTAATCACAGGATTTGTCAAACTTTCATTAAATTTTACCGTGCCTTCGATCATACCTACTGCACCGAGATAAGAGATTGCATTTATTTTTTCACTAGCTGTATATAATTGACAATTTGTCATTGTCAATTCAGCACGACTGGTTAAATCTAACAAGTTTTCTGTACGAACAGTTGGATATAAATTATTGTCATTGCTATCCTTCATTTGAATATTTTTATTTGCCATTATTTTTCCTCCTACGGTAATACAGTATATTGTATTGCTGTGTTCTCTAAACTACTTACACGAACAGCAAGATCAGTTGCACTTTTTTGTGCTGAATCAGCGGTGTTTTTAGCTGTCGTTGCAACAGTACTAGCACTGTTCGCTGTTGTTTTCGCTTGGTCTGCGGTTTGTTGTGCTGTACCAGCTTTCGTCAACGCTTGATTTGCGGTTGAAGTTGCTGTTTCAATTTCTGTTGACAATCCATCAGCAGTTTCTTTAGCTTGTTGTGCAAGGGTTTTAGCTTCACTAGCGTTACCTCTTATTTCAGCATTAACTAATTCAAGATTAGAGTCGCCTGTTAGAACATTTTTAGCAATGGTAACAGGCATTAAACGATTACTTTCTTTGTCTTTCATTTGAATATTTTTATCTGTCATATTACACCTCTACATAACGAATACCATCAAGATTACCGACTGTACTCTCTAATGCTGTTACTCGATTGGTTAGTTTACCAACATTTACATTTAATTCAGTTACAGAATCCTTTGCTTGATTAGCAGTAACTACAGCATTTTTAACTGAGATATTCATTGTTTCGTCATTTTGTTTGAGAGTACCCAATTCTCCTTCTACATTCGTACCGCTATTAGTCAAAATATTAACGGCTTTTGAAACTGGAAATAAATTGTCTGATCCATCTTCACTTGTTAGTTGTGTTCTAATGTCTGCCATTATACAGCCTCCGTTCCTTTAATGTTAAGATAAATATCTCCTGTAGCGGTATTCCAGCCACTAACTTTATTGATTGCAACAATACGTAACGTGTCAATCGGATCATTACCATAATCGGTATTGTCACGCTGTATTTTAAACCAAAATGTTCGATCATCAGCAACATCAGGTTTATTCTTTGTCAAAAGAATATTCACACTGTTAGCACGTGTTTCAGCAACCAAGATTTGTAATCTTTTAATTTCTTTGATATAATTCGCAAAAACAGTATCGTTGATTAAACTTTCTAGTGTACCGTCAGATAACCATTTTTTAAGTGTGTCAGTTGTGATCTCTTCTAACTTCTCAACAAAATGTTCGATAAAGTAATTTAAATAACCACTCATATCATTAACTAAAGCGCCAACTTCATTAAGATAGGAAATTAAAGCCGATACTTCTTCATCTAATAATAATTCGTATCTGTATTCAGTATGAGGATATTTACTAAAACGTTCTTTGAATACACCGGGTAAACCATCAAACCGTTTGTCGGGGTTAAAATCTACCATTAGTGTTACCTCCCTCCATAAACAAGGAGAAATAATCCTTCCTTGTTCATTTCTCTAAAGATCATCTTCTCAATTCTCAAAACACTTTTACGATATTTTTCGAGTAAGTCAGCATAATCGGTGTTTCCTTTTTTACCTTTATATCGTGTAATCGTATCTTTGGTTTGATTTTGATCTTTATTAATGTCTGTGTTCTTTGTTTCTTTTTCAGAAGCATTGCTTCGTGTGTTTTGATTTGTTTTGTCGTTGTTTGTTTCGACACCTGTAGAACTTGTTGTTTCTTTACTCAAATCTTCTGTGATATTTGTTGCATAATTGATGACACCTGTGCCATCCCCATTGCTGGCAATTCTCAAATCTTTTTGAGGGGTGTCTGTATAAGTGTTCCTTGAGAAAGAATCGGTTGTTCCTGTGTCACGTGTATTTTTGTTTCTGTTGTCTGTTTGATCGACTTGTTTCGTTTGATTTTTTGACTCATCCCGATTCGCTTTGATGTTTGTATCAATCTCATTTAACAATTTCTGTTTCTCATCAATGGTATAGTCCATGTCATCAAAAATCGGAAACTCTTCAAGATTTGATAGGAACATCTTATTCCAATAGGGCATATTTAGATTTAAATACTCGTCAAGATTAAACTTAAATGATCCCATCGTTTCTGATCCTATCTCTCTCAAGTAAAAGTGATTGATAAATTTTGTTTCAAATTCTGCTCGTTTTGTTTCGTCATAAAATGGATAATCAAAATCAAACAATTGTTTTCTGCCAACTTCAATACGTTCTTTTCGAGATAATTCAGGTTGGTAATAAGTGAAACTTTCAATATAACGTTTAAGTAGCACTAGGCAACCCTCCACTCATCTGATCTTTTTTCGATTGACCTGCGGCAAGTTGTAATTGTCGCACCGCGTCCGTTCTAAACTTCACGTCAATCTTTCCGTCAAGTTCATCGCCAAAGACACGATTTACACGATCACAAAACTCTTTTCTTGATTTTAACAAGATGTTTCCTGAGCTTTCAATCTGTTCGTTGTTAGATAAGACTTCTGATGTTTGTACACGTGCAGTCTTATCTAGGTTGGCATTGTTGATACCTAGAAAAGTTAAGACTTCATTCCATACTTCGTTCAATTCTGATCTTAGTTTATCCACTACATATGGTGCATTTGTTTGCCACACATTAAAAGCTTGGTCAAACTCCATATCTTTATCCACAAAAACAGCCTGATTATTTTCGTCAATTTGGTTATAAGCTTGTAGCAATGAGAAGTATTTCTTTTCATCAGTTTGAATAATTACAGGTGTTTTTTGCGCTCTTCGATTCACTCGTGATATCTGGTTTATGTCTGCCATATCCAAAGCAAACCGATGAAGACTCGGTAGTGTAGGAACTTTCAAGTCATTGTTATACAACATGATACATTTTGACTTATCATCATCATCATCATATCTTAAAACAGGATATCTCTTGTGATACATTGCTTCGTTTGCTGTAAAGAAAATAGGATTGTGATAATGATCGATTTGACCATCTTCTGCTCCTGCACAAACCATGAACCCTAGTGTAGGGTCTTTAAAGAAACCGAGATACCCATTTGTGTGTAATGCAATTTCTAAATATCGAGGGTCAATTGATTTCGGTAAATTTTCCCATTCAAACAACTGAAACGTAAGGAGCGTGAGTTGTCTACGATAATGTTCATAGTAGCTGATTTCTTCTACATCACTTGAATAGGGTTCGTTTGGATAAGGTCTGCTTTTTGCTGTATAACGGTTATTTCTAGCAAGTCCTGCACCTTTTCGTCTACTCATCTTATTCCTCCTTCCTACACATCTCCGTTGTCTTGGTTATAATTTAAAATATCGTTTGTATGCCAAAGGGTAACTCCTGCACTAAAAATTTGTTTCAGTCTTGTTAAAACATCGTTACTCATTGTACCTACAATATTTGGTTCTTTTAATTTAATGAAATTCCATGCTTTTCTTGTTTGTAAGTTTGGTGTAGCTACTCGATTGCTCTTTGTACCATACATTGAGAAGTAACGATTAAGTCTTGTAGCGTACTCATATTTAATTTGTTTGAATCGTAATTGATAATAATTTTGAAAGTTTCCCATAGTGAAAGATAAGTTTGATCCTAGCTGTGTAACATTATCTGGGATATTTTCGATATCTGCTACTTTACCGGCCAAAAGATTCAATCCATTCTCTTTTTCCGCAACATAGTTGTTTACTTGCTGTCCTGCTCCCATAATGTTAGTCAAACCAACAAATGGATTATTACTTGCTAAGGCGGAAAAGATCGCCCCTCCTGTACTCATTGCACTGTTTCCCATACCGTGCCTAAAGGTATTTCGTATGTTTTGTTCTTGAGCAATCAAGGAGTTTTTATTTCCTTGCATAAATGCAGCAGCGTAGTCAGATTTAACTCCCACATCGTTAGGATCATTATCGATTAACATCTTGTCACTTAAATTACTAATAATGCTTGAGTTTGTTACATCATAATCAATCGGTTCAATCATGACTTTATTCGCAATACCTAACGAACCTTTTACGTATACACTCAATTTACCTCCTGTAAGATATTCTGGCCTAATAGTCATAACATGACCTTTAGTATCTGTAATTTCTAGTAAACAATAGGGATACATAAATAGTTTAGATTCCTTAACATTAAACGGAAAACTTTCTCTAAAGTAGTTATACACATTTCCTACAAGATCAATTCTTTTAGGTACAAATGTTCTTGCTTCCTTTACACAAAAGAAAGCAAATGTTTTCATTGTTCCTGTTGGATCACTAGCATAAGTAGGGAGTGTGATCTTATACGAACCTCCAGCATTATACCTTACTGTTTTATTAGCATGATCCACAATAAACGGTATACCTGTATAGGACGTTATATACATTCCGACTATCTTATTTAAAAAAGGTTCTTTCGTTGTAAGAAACGCCATGTACTCTCCAAAGTTAGCATTCCCTGCGCCATTTGGTTTGTATACCTCGCCATTTGAATTGAGAGGAAGTAAATAATAGGAATAAGGCGATGGGCCTCCGACAATTGATCCTCCTGATTTATCTTCCTTCTCTCCTACTGGCATTGCTTCACTTGTTAGAATAACAAGAAAATTGACTCCATCGTTAGGATGAAAAGTTGTTACATTTGTTGTTGTGTATTCTCTACCATAATCAAGCGACTCTTCAATCGTATTAATGAAAGGTATTCCGTTCGAATAATAAAGCTGTGGATGTTCTTTTGCAATGAAACTTTCTCGTATACCAATATCAAAGCGATAAGTTTGTAAAACATCAATTTCAAAAGTAACGAAACTTGTGTTGTCATTCTTATATTCAATATCAGTAACAAAGGCATACTGCCATTTACTAGGGTAAGTTTCTTCGTTTTTAAAGATGAGATAGTTACAAGCATATAAGGCGTCTTTGTGTCTATCTACTCTAAAAACTCCACCAAGTTGTGTATCCCTTTGGTAAGAACAATCCGTATTCTCGTTTAGAACAGGAAACGAATTAAAATACGATTCCTGTTCCTGTTGAGTTTTACACCACCTTGTATGTGCATAGGTGTTATCAAAAGGCACGTTAGCCAACAGTTTTACATGTGTATATCGTCTTGCCATAATTGTCCTCCTTAATCAGAAGTAACCGTAACAAGAACCGTTGCTTGTTGACCTCCGATAGCTGTGAATGTTACTAATGATTGACCAACTTCTAACCCTTCTACGGTTACGGCCGTCGCTTTGCCTGATGTTTCTTTGACTGTTGCTTTAACCAATGATGGAGCTGATGAAACAACTTCTCCTTGTTGATTTGTAGCGTCAACAGGTGTAAAGGTAATATTGATATCTTTAGATGTACCTTTAACAACGCTTGCTGTTGCACTTGCAAAAGCAACTTTTGTAACTGGTTTAGTAGATGATTTTACAAAAGCAACGGCATTGCCAAACTGGGAAGTAGAATATAATTGGTGGTGGTGTAACCAATAATTCCAATATAATCCTTCTGGATTGTATAGACTTGTTGTTTTGTACAATTTGTCATAGATCATAAACCATTCACTATCTACAATAACTGCCACAATATTTGAAGATTCTTCGCCTTCTTTTTTAGGAAACTCATCAATAACAATTTTGTGTCCTACAAAGTCTGTTTTACTCATGTTGAATGCTGCTGCTAAAACGTCAACGTCAATTGTTGCGTCAGTGTCAGCGTCAATAATAACGTATTGGTCGGCTTTAGCTGTTGATGTTCTTACACCTTGTGCATTGTAAGAATTGTTCATAAATTCAAGTTTGTTTGATGTTGCTTTGATCTTACGAATAAATTCTTTTGCATTTGATTCATTAATTTCGCCAATTTCGATCTCTTTGAATAGCTCTTTTTCTTGGTAGTTTGCTATTAACAATTTCGTGTATTCAAATTCGCTTACCTCATCGCCTGTGTATAAAGCATTCATTACACCAGCAACAAAACTATTAAAATTATCCCATGAAGTAAATGCTTTTTCTAGCCATGCTTCTTGGATCGTTTGTTTGTAGTAACCTTCACGATTAATTTCATGGAACAATGTTTTTACATCGGGAACTTCCTGTTTAAATACACCTGTAACAGATTCTTCAGGATTGAACTTATGTTCCTGTGCAATGTCAATAAAAATTTCTTCGATCGTTCGACCTAAAGGCATGTTTCCTTTTTTAAACATTTTCAAAGGGTTTCGCCATGATTTGTATTGAATAACTACTTTACCAATACGATCAACTAAAGTTGAAATAAATTCATTTTTTACTACATCTAAACGTGTGATCCCAGCACCAACCGCTTGAATGTTATCTGCATTTGGCATAGGTACGTTCGCTTGAAAAAGAGATGATGAACTGTTGTAAATAGCCGTCATCAATTGTACCGGTGTTTCTACATTTGTGGCGTTAAGAACATCTTGTTCTGTAATTTTATCTGCCATGTTTGTTTCCTCCTTAAATTCCTAGATCATCTAGTGTAATATTCTGGTCTGTTTCTGGTTCGTTATTTTCTGGCGGTTCTACGCTCGCTCGTTCTCGGAACAATTTTGAGTTTGAAATAACCAACGCTTCGTTATCTTTCTTTAACTTCTCAAGCGTGCTATTTGCTGATGTCAAAGCTTCTGTTGTTGCTCCGTAGTCTTCTCGCAATGCTTCAAGATGTTCTACAATCTTTGATCTTGCTTCACCGTCTGTGACACTTTCAAGAATGCCGTTTAAAATGGCTTCGTGTTCTTTAATTTCCATATTCTCCAACTCCTTTTGATTCTATTATACCATAAAAAGTGTTTCACGTGAAACATAAATCTGTGAAACACAAAAAAAGAGTAGCCACATTTAAGGGCTACTCCTAAAAAGGTTTTTGCGATTGGTTAACGGTCAAAACGTTTATGTGTCCATAACTTAACGGGAGCGCGCGATATTTCACGCGTACATACGCCCTAACTCGTCAAATTTGACTCTTGTTAACTATCACAAGAATATTTTACCATACTTTGCAAAGGATGTAAATAATTTATTTTTTGAAATTTCCTGTTTTTACTAATGTTACTGCTTCAATTTCACGTGTTTCTTTTGCGTAGATTTCTTCAAAATCATGTAAAGAGATATCAACATAGTGTTCGGTATCAAACCCATCAATCGTTCCTTCATCACGTACAATAAACATTGCTTTATATAAATCCATTATTATTCCTCCTTATTTGATTGTAAACATTGTGTCTACTAATACCACGCCACCTTGTGTCCTTTTCGGTAGCAACTTTCCATAACTTGAAAAACCAACTTCAAAATTGTCAAAGGTTACAAGCTCTTTTATTCGATCAGGCATACCTGCACACTTTACATTTAATTCGCCATCAATTTCTTCTACGTATGTTTTTTGTCGGATGAATTTTGCTCGTTGAAATGTGCTTTCGTGTTTCCAATATCCAAGTTTTTTAGAATCAACAAGATGTTCGATTGCTTCTGGAACTTCTGTTCCTGTTAGATGAATGCTATCTGTATCACAATAAATGATATTGTCAAAACATCTTTGAGCGGTTGTAATGGTAGTATACCTACCCCAGGCCGTCACAAAACTAGCAAGCGGAACATAAACAGGATCTCTTAATTCTTCTTCTCCTAGTGTCAATCGAACAATTCCATCCTCTCCCATGTAAGGCACTTTTCCTGTGATGTCAGGGTTTGTTCCAAACTTTCCATATAAGCTATTTAACATACCTTTGGCGTTCGCTTTTCTAGCACCTTCTGTGGTATTCTTTACTTCAATCCATTTGTCAATCCAACCTTTGAACATATCACAAGAAGCTTTGAACATATAACCATACGTATAATGTATCTCTAAAATATCGTAGTGTTCAAAAAATAAATCTAGGTCTACATTTGTAAGGGTAAGATCGATTAATTCGTCAACTCCAAGTTTGTTTACACTCGATTCAAGATATTCGTTTTGAATAAATAATGAGCTTTGCTTCACTTGAATTGTCGGGATATGTCTTTCTTTTAAACGAAACCTAACTTTGATATTTTGAATGTAAAGAGGATAATCGATATTCTCTTTGTATTCTCCTTCGTAGAATAGAGGTGTTCCATATGGTAAAGGTCTTACGTACATTTGAGAGGGGTATAGGGAATTGACGTCAAATACGATACCTTCTCCGATTTCTTTTCCTTGAAAGACTTTGTTTACCCACGTGAACCCTCCTTTATATGCTTTACGTAGATCTTTATCGAATCCCAACGATAATACAGGAAACCATTGTTTAAATCTTGATTTACCATAGGTGGTCTTTACCCAATCTTGGTAATCGCCTAAGGCATCGCTTCCTCTCGTCATTCGAGTTAGTCCTTGATCGAATTGAATTTTTAATGCCATAGCCATGATCTGAATATCGTTCTTTAAATAATCCCATTCATCGTCAGTTGGATTGTAACCAATAGGCCTTTCTTTAGTATAATCTATTTCGCCTTTTTTTATAGGAAAGTTAAAAGCCTCTGCAATTTCTTTTACAGGAAAAGGATATTTTTTAAGACTATCATAAATGATGGTTCGTTGCTTTTCTTTTTTTGTTTTACCTGTTTTCGTTGTTGTGCATTTTACATTCCAACATATCTCTAAAGCATACCATTGACCCATATTTGATATCAATGTAGAGAATGTTCTTTCTTCTTTCGCTTCTTTACACCATTTGAAACCGTTTTTGAATAACCATGAAAGCATAAACTCTCCATCAAATTTTTCATTGTGAAAATAGATGTCTGTGCTACCTTGCATTTCGCACCACTCAAAAAAAGAATCAATTTCTAAACCAAATGTTATATTGTCAACATTATCTATATCGCATACGCCCCACGACCATACACGACAATCGTTGAGATCAGTTGTTGTTTCGAAATCTCCTGTATATTTCTTTATCATAATTCTTCTCCTGTTTCTGAATTAATTGTGATATTCTTCGTGGGGTTATATGTCGGGACTTCTCCACCTGTTTCAGTTTCGATCACTTTTGCAATCTTACTGTAAACCTGATCTTTCTTCTGTTGTACTTCTGCTTCGTCATAAATGTAGTCTAGGTTCATATCCAAGAAGTTGGTAACATAGGTTTTCATGAACAAATCAAGCCCCATTGAATCAAGTAAACGAACAATGTCGTCAGCTTCAGAATTAAATATTGTAAACATTGCTGTTCTAAAGTTATCATAGTATAATTGATCTCGTTCATCAAAATACTGTGAGTCTTGTTTACCAATGTTTTCTAAATACGATTCTACTCCTTCTGGCGATGTGAACGAATCAATATTAAAATCAGGTATAGACTGAAAAGGTAAATCTGCACCTAATTCTGTAAGCAATGTCGGGGTTACAATTGTGTTTTCTGTTGGTTTCTTGATTTCTAGTTGGTTTAACTCTTTATAATGTTCCTCTTTTGCTTGTTGTGCCTGTTCTGTTTTAGTTTTTGCTTCTTTGATTTGCGCTCTTGAGATAGCAACATTTCGCTTGTTGATCTCAAAAATGTAATTCTCGTTGTAAGGTTGTGCAAAGTCTACCAACTCATCTAATAACTTGTTGAAATCACTACGACTCATATTTGTTGATTTTACGTAGTCAATAAGGCTTTTCTTTGATGTTGGAACAGTTGGTAGTTGTCTTTCCTCAACTCCTTTTTGTCTTAAACGGTTGTACTTTTTACGAGCTTTGTTAGATTTTCCATAAATTTTCTCTAACTTCGCTCTATCGTTCTTTGATATTCTTACTGTCAATTCTACACACCTCAATGTAGAAACATAATAAAAACCACCTAGCGAGATTCGCTAAGCGGCTTACTAGATTCCTGTATTTTATGCTACAGTGAAACCACTTGTAGATTTACAAATTTTTGTCCACCGTTTGATTTTCCTTCTACAAAAGAAATTTTTGGTTTGATGTCAGGGTTAGCACTCATCATATCAATTAGATTTTTAGCTGATTTTGTTGCTACCGCTGATACACCTGCATAAGTTTTACCCTCTTCTGTGAAGAAAGCGACTAGCTCTGCTTGTGATGGTTCGGCTCCACCAAAGCCAGAAACTTCGTCTGAATAAACTAAGATGTCTTTCAATTCTAAGACTTCTCCGATTGCGTTACGTAACGGAATTGAAGCTCCGTTTGTGGCATTGAATACTTGTAACATTCCTTCTGGTGTTTGTGTGTCAAATGTGCTTTTTACGATTTCCATGATTGTAATCTCCTCTGTTTTGTTTTAGTTTTGTTTTGTTTTTATTATGCTTGTGTTGATTTGTCTGATAACTCGATAAATTTATCGACTGGCATTGTGTAAAGCGCTGTTTCATGTGAAACATTTGTTACAACTACGTTTTTATCAGGATTTTTACGTTTGATCGCTGATAAAGCTTTTTCTTCTGAAAGTTTTCCTGTTAGTACAACTGGTTCGCATGCTACAATTGTAGGCACTCCGTCTTGTACAACAACTTCTGAGAATTCTACTTTAGTTGATGTTACGTTTCGTTGCATTAGCTTTCGACCCATTCTTTTTCCTCCTTTTGTATTTTGATAAGAATGATTGAGGTGTGAAGTAAGGTATTTTCCGTTCCCTTACTACTCTTTTAGTATAACATGATGTGTTATATTTGTAAAGCTTTTTGTGTAATTATTTTACTAATTCTTGTAATCTTTTTTCGAGTGATTCTATTTCCAATTTCAGATTTGTGATCTTTGCATTGTAAATATCTAATAAACTTAGGTTAGGTATTTTGAACTTACGTTCTTCTGATGAATAATAAAATAATATAGGATATAAATCTTCGTTAGAATCAGCAATGTCATATGCATCCATCTCTAAGTCTTCTAATTCCTCCTTTTTAAATTTAAGATCAATAATTATTGTTCTGATTTCATCTATTTGTTGTGTTGAGTAATTCATTATTTTTCCTCCAATATTTCTATAATTTCATCTTGTATTTCTAAAATCGCTGTTGTTAATTTTAACTTTTCTTTTTCTAAATTATTTATTACTTGTTCTTTTGTGATAGAAACAAGTGTAAGATAATGATTGTCGTACAAAACTTTAGCACGGTATGGATCGTTCGATGATTTTTTAATTTCATCTATACATTCGGTAATGTATTTAAGATGTGTTTTATTGTGTTTTATACGATTTTTTAATGAAATTAGTTCATCTAATTGTTTATAACTTGTTTTCATTATTTTTCCTCCAATAGTTTTGAGATTGTTTCTTTTGTTTTTGTCAATTCTGTGTATAATACTTTTCTTTGTTCTTGTAAAGCGTTAAGTGTGATACCTTTACTAAACTCTACAGTAAAACAAGATGAATGTGTATTATAACCTATTTCAACATCTTCCTCATCTAAAGTAACACGAATAGAATCTCGCATATTACTTAAAGATGCAATGTCTTTGATTAAATTGTTGACTTGTTCTAACTCATACGACAAGTCTCTCATGTAAGTAGTTGCTTCTGTAAGTTTCATATTAGTCACCTCCTTTACCTTACAAATATATTTTATCATAAAAATACATATTTGTAAACTATAATCACCATAAATATATG